GTTTCCCAGTCACGATCAGGAGGTGGGTGGTGTAGCGACAGAACAGGCCTACATTCTCATCGAGGGCTTTCTTGGCTGTGGAGATGCCGTCAATTACCAGGGTGTCGGTGACTAGACCGTTGGCTTGGGCTAGGGCTAGATAGCCTGTGAACTGGTCAGAGACAGCGATTGTGGGCTCCATAAAGCGGGATAGCGAGGACGAGGTTTTGTGGTCAATGATTACCATCTTCTCGTCAGCTCGAGAGATAGCTACCTTGTCGACAGTGCCGACCCAGGTGAGCCAGGGAGCCAGAGGCATCTCGAAGCGCTGCTCAGTTGCTGTGATGACGTATTCATTGTCATCGGGGCAGTTATAATAGTCCATGTAACGCTCTAAGATTAATTCTAAGTGACTAACGGAGCCAGAGCGATACCCTGGGATGGAATGGATAGAATACTCCGGGAGAAGCAGGTCATGGAACTTGCCACGCCAGTCTCCCCCGGAGTACTCCGCGTCAATACACTCATGAATTACAGTTCCCTTAAAGAAGGCCGCCTGTGACGGGTCTTCAATTCGGTTTGGCTCAAGCCCCTCAACCAAGGACCATACGAATTTACGAGGACACTTGAGATACTCCGAGTAGGAGCTGTAATCAAGGTATATGTGACTAACTTTCTTCACTTGCTGATTCTTCTGGTTTTTCTTCTTGGGCTTCGGCTACCTCAGCATCCATCTTCTCTAGCATTTCTTGGACATTGAGACCGAGCTCTGTGAACCCACGATTCATGATAGCACCCTGGTTGTTAACCATTACTAGGACTTGTTGCAAGGATTGAGCCAGTTGGACATTGGCCATCTCCATATTTGCAAGCCGGTTCTCGAGTTGCTGCATTTTGCTGCCCACAGAATGCTGGGGGCCATTGGGATTAATAATGTTACTCATTGCTGATACCTTTCTCTTTCTTTAGTTCTTCAATCTGCCGTCGTAGCTCTGCCTCTTTCTCAGGTGCCGACGTCACCTCTTCTTTTTCTATTGTAGCAGGAAAGTTGGCCATGTCAACTGCTCTTTGGGCCATGACTTCATAGTGCATTCCTTCTGTTGTTTCCTCTAGTGACTTGCTGCGTTTTCTGAATTTCACCCTTGAGATGTCAACATTATACCGTTCAGCCAATACTTCTACAACAATTTGATTAACAGTTACCTTTTCGTTGCACTGCCTTTCTCGGTATGCCATTTCATGGAATATCGCATCTACAATTTTAGTGGGTATTGACATTGTTCTTGAATACTTCATCTGCTTCTCCTTTCATTAAAAGTTAACAGTATTAAGGGTAGGCCATGTGCGGATGTTTGTCAAGGGGAAAGGGAGATCTTGTTTTATAAGTATTTAATATAATTAGTTTAATTTGAAGAACCCCTATACTTGGCACGCTATTTGCTCTACTCACAGGAACACCCTTACTAGTACTGTTAACTTTTATTTCCAGAGGTACCCACCCTGACTAAGTGCCTCGAGTTCATTCTCAAGGATCTGGATTCGACCTCGAGCATCTTTGAGCTCAGATTCGAGCATATCCCGTTCATGTTCTAGGTCCAAAGTATAGTTGAGGATCTTCATCTTAGCTTTATGGATGTAGTTACTGAAGAACCCGAATACAGCTTTTTGCTGACCACAGTCAAGGGGCTCACAACCATCACATAGCTTCTCATAGAATCCCTCACTGACAGATTCCATGTGATCCAGAACTCTGGTTTTGCTATAGATATTTACAGGTTTATTTGCCATATTTTAGCTCCTCAAAGATATGTTCAGTTTTCAGGGCTCGAAGCTTTTCCTCATTGATGTGAAGGTGTTCTTCGATGCCGTCACCAGTAATCCAGTAGCCGAAGTCTGGATTGTTAAGACATAGCTCCTCAGCCCACTCAACCAGGTCACCCAGGCTGATATCAAAGGCCTTTTCCTCAGCAATTTCCCATAGTTTGTCATCACCACAAATCATTTCTTTACCTCCATACTTTTTGTTAAGTTTACTATCCGATCCATTTTAACGAATCGACCATGAACATACTCGAACCCCTGACTTTTAGCTATTTTAACTATTTTGTCAAGGTTTTCCTGAGCTCTCTTCCGTCTTTCCTCGTCATCTAGCATTTCCTCGTTAGTTCGTAGGACCTCAAAGCCCCAGTCTCTGTCAAATTTATCCATTAGTTTATCTCCTCTGATTTGGGCATAAAGCCAGTTAAAAGGGCATCACACTCTCTTACAAGCAGCACTGTCTCCTTGTATTCTTTGTAGATGTACCAGACTTCACCATCAAGGTTGCCACCTGGTTCCCTGGATATCGCTACGCCACCGTGGACATTGTAGCGCTCCTTTAATAGTTCTTTGCTGATAAGCATCGTTACTGGAAACTGCATACTATCCTCCAAACTTTGATAGAACGATGATTGAGATAGCTAGGAGCCAAAACAGGACCTTGCCAAGCACAACACATATAATTACTGTTAAGGTTAAATTTAGTAGGTATTCTATAATTGCTTTCATGTGTTTAATAGTATCACTTTAAAGCTAGGCGTCAACCCGGAACCTTTGTTTACATTGAGTTTTTTCTTGACTTTGTTGCTAGATGTGCTAGCGTTAAAGCATGGAGTTTAAGAATCTACCGGGTGAGCTCATAGACTACGAGTCAGCCCTTGATTACCTAACAAAGGAGACACCAATGCAAGAATATGTGGTATTATACAATAACGAGGATATGGATATTGTCGTGGCCCGATGCAATAAGCGGGAACTGGAAGAGCTCTTAGCTCGGAAGCCAGAATTAGCCAATGAGGACAAGTACCGAACTTATGAGGTAAAGCGAGTTCGACCCCAGGTCACAACCATGGTAAATGTTCCATGATTATCCGCAAGTGTAAGCACTGCGAGAACCCTGTGTTGGCGGTCTATACAAGGGGCCGAAGACGAGAGGTCTGTGATGACCCAGTGTGTCAACGGAGAGTCCACAGCGCCCGGTGGCGAGAGCTGTACTGGACCCGCAAAGTGAAGAACGGGAAGTGTAAGCTGCACCAGGTACCAGGGGACTTGACCGAGAAGATAGCCGATAAGCTGGGACTGATGTTTTAATAAGGATTGGAGTTATTAAAGGTGCCAACCTATAAATATAGGTGTGAAGCCGGGCATGAATGGGAGGAAGTGCAGTCGATGCACGACGAGGCCTATGATCGGTGCCGGGCAAAGATGGATTGTGGCGCTAGAGCTAGGCGGGTTCCGGTTAAGGGGCTGGGCTTTGTGCTGAAGGGCGGCGGATGGGCCAAGGACGGGTACAGTAAGTAGTTTCTTATTGTGTACAGGTAGGGGGATTTGGATAGAATAGGCAACGATATGGATTGAAAGTTGTGTTTTTCTTCCCTTTTTTCTTTTTTAGCTCAACTCTGGGCTCTAAGTTCGTTATTTGTATCATCCCCAGCCGCATTATCGTCGTTCCTCGTGTCTTTTGGCTTGGATTCGGGCCAAGGGTCGGGGCGAGAGCCAGGTTATTGTTATTGCTCGGGGAATTCCAGGGGCCGCTGGGGTTATTTTGCTATTTATACCCCCCTACCCCCGGGATGCCGGCATCGTACAACCGGGTTCCATACATATATATGTCTGTAATTACAGCGAAAAACCCAAATTCGACTTTCCCTAAGTACCTGAAATCATTAGAGCATTAAATATGCATATCCCCTTTACATTCCGCATGACTATGCTACAATAATACATATGCGCATCGCACTTTTTCTAATATTACTAGCCGGTTGCGGCTCTGGTGTATACGATATTACACGCGAACCAGGGCCCGCCCATGGCATAGATATAGGCACTCTCCTTTTCGGTCTGGGTGAGGGCGCAAACGCAGGGGTTGTAGAGAATTTCGCCTGCGAGAATGCGGCCACAGTAACCCCGGACAACAATTGCATCCACAATAACAACATAATATTCACCCAGTTCGGGGATGACTTCTATTACTGCACTGAGATTCTCCTTCTTGCTGGTGACCAAGCCTTTGCCGGAGGTCAATGGCGCAATGCATTTGGTTTCCCCGTCGAAAAACAATCAGTTATTGAAGCCTGGTGCGCGATTTTTAATTGACAACTCGGCTCACTGTGTTAAGCTAGTGTAGAAAGGAGTTTACATGCAGACATTTCTTACTATTTTTGCAACCGTATGGATTCTTGCCATATCGGCGTTTGCATATCAGGGTCCGTCGGCCCATTTTGATACAAATAAGACGGAGGTGCTCAATGAGCAGGAAATCACAGAATTCGCCAAGTCTATTTTGGGTAGTGTTTCATCTATTACTATCTACTGTCACACTGACAGTCGCGGTAGCATCGATTATAATCGTACGCTCGCTGAAAGACGTTGCCGTAGCGTTATCAATCTGTTTAGTGCACTTGATTTATCAGCTAGCGCTTACGTCGTGGTTGGAGAGGTACGACCTGTCGTCGTGGAAGAAGGCGCTGACCGAAAGGGGCGAGAGGGATTAAACCGCAGAGTCGAGATTTTCTATGAATTAATAACGCAAGGCGGCGAGTTTAAGCGTCATCGCGTTCGTGGCTTAGTTGGCTATGCGCCCAGTGGTCTGAAAGAGGCTCGTGAGGTTGCTCCTAATAGCTGGCTTGTCCAGGAAGACTGGGATGCGGAGTTTGGCGTGGGCTACTCGTATCGGATTACCCGCTCACTGAACATCGGCGTTGATGTTTACACGAATAAATCGATTTTCGGGGCTGTGGGCTTCGATTTCTAGGAAAAGAGAGGAAAAAATGAAATTCATAGCAATGATCTTAAATTCAATTGTTAATGTGGTGGCCCACATGTGCTTAATCGCCGGTGGGATTATTCTAGCTTTCGCAATTCTCAGCATGGGCGGTTGCGGGGAGCGCCAAGAGGTACTGGTTACCGGTCAGGATGGTTTAAATGGTCAGGGTTGTTCAATTGTGGGCAGTGATCTTGTCTGTGGCGATACGGTCTTTGATCTGGATCAGCTTCAGGGGGCAGATGGGGCTATTGGACCCCAAGGCCCAGCCGGTCAAGCAGGTGAACAGGGCCCTTCGGGCCAGGACGGCGCTGATGGCCAAGATGCAGCAAATCTTACGACAGTAACATTAGCCAAAGGCTCTTGCTCTAGCATCTATCCAGGCATCTACGCTCAAAACTTGTCATCTGGCTATGTATTTGACGTCTATACAAGCGTCAGCTCAACATGCAGCGACTACGATGGCGGTGAAGTCTGCGATAACGTGGCTACGTCCTTCGGAGCTGACAATAACCCTCCAGTAGGCAACGGTTACCCAGGTGGTGGTGATGTTTGCTGGCACGGCAATATTCTGCTTTCAGGAGCTAGACAGGCCAATGGCGATATTAAAGTCTATATACTGGAATTCAATAATTAGTATGTGTTTACTGGGGTGTGGCAGTGAGCCCGCCCCAGCTAACTCTGGATCTATGTGTGTTGAAGAGCAGAGGTGTCATGAGTTTCAGGAATGCTACACAACTGGCTGGCCTAGCAGACGAGAGTGCCGAACTAGAGAAGTTTGTTTCACATTTTGCGTTGAAGACGAGGAGGAATTGGATGGTACAGAATTATAAACTATTAAAATCGGAGTTTGACCCTGCTCCCCTGTGGAAGCGGCTTTTGTTGTGGTGGTGCCCAATGTTCTACTACAACACCCTGACGATCGACGGTATTTGGTGTATGAGCTTCGTCCACTTCTTTGGCCGAGTCATCCCAATGCACAGTTGGACAATTTCTATCGATCGTAACTCACCAGATTACAAAGAATTTAAAAAACAAACAGATGAAGCCCTCAATGACGCTATGATGGAGATGCGTCCGGCAGGTGAAGCGTGAGGGACCTCTACCTGGTTCGATGCAGCTTCTGCTCCACATTATACCCACATAGGGAATATGGGCATGAGGGTCCCTGTGTATACTGCTGGAAAGAGTTGCGTCAAAAGCGTAATTACAGTAAACTATTAAAGAAAGCCGCCGTAACTTCCGATGAAAGGTTAGATGTAGAAGATGAGCTCACAACCCAAAGTACTCCTTTTTGATATTGAAACTTCGCCTGTAAAGGCTTGGATCTGGCGTACTGGCTATAAGATCAATGTCTTGCCTAACCAGATCGTAAAAGGCCAGAAGTTCGATATTATCTGTATCTGCTATAAGTGGGCCCACGAGAAAACAATCCACTCACTCGACTGGGGTATCAATGCCCAAAACTCAGCTAAAATGGTTAAGAAGTTCGCTGAGATCGTCTCGGAAGCCGACGTCGTCATTGCCCAGAACGGTGATCAGTTCGATATCAAACAATTAAATACCCAACGGCTCCTCCATGGCCAGGGCCCAATCAAATGGCCCACCTCGGAAGACACCCTTAAAATGCTTCGCAAGAACTTCTATCTACCTGCCTACGGTCTCGACTATGCCGCCAAGCTCCTCACTGGAGCCGGCAAAGACCGGATGGAGTTCCAGGACTGGATCGACATTGTAGAAGACAAGGATCCCAAAGCCCTTGCTAAGATGATCAAATACTGCAAGCGCGACGTTAAGAAGCTCCAAGAGGTATGGGAGAAGATCCGACCTTATTGCGAACCAAAAGCCCATCGCGGTATTATTACTGGCCAAGGCAGAGACTCCTGCCCCAATTGCGGTTCTACCCATTATGTCCGAAATGGGTATAAGATCTCCCGTGTCGGCAAGTACCAAATGTACCAATGCCGCAACTGTGGCTACAATTGGAAAGACTCGCGACTCGCGCGTTGATAAAAACCCTGGAATGTGGTATACTACTTGCACATGCCTGTCAAGAAAAAAACCACCAAAAAGTCAAAAAAATCAACTAAAAAAGCTGCAGCTCCCAAACCCGAGCCTGTAGACTCCAAGTTAGCTTGGCAACAAGCCTGCAAAGAGGCGGCTTACGAGGCTCAAGCCCAGGCATTTGACGAACAACAAAAAGAGTTAGATGTCGCCTATGACGCGACAAATGTCGGGGAAAAAACTCGCTACAATACCCAAGAAGCCAAAGACGACTGGGAGCACCTTCGCCGCGTAGCCAAGGTTCAGTTTCCCGAAGGCGTCAGGCATATCGGACTTTCGCCCAATAACCGCATGGTAGCCATTGCCCACTGCCTAGGCTGGACCCAGGGCCGCATAGCTAGAGCCTCAGGCCTTAACCAAGGCACCATCAGCAAGTGGCTCAAGCGCCCAGACATGAAGGTCTTCATTGACGAGTTCAACCTTAAACAAGGTACCGAAGATGTGATGACCAAGTTCACTGAGCTCGAATATAAAGCAGTTCAGTGTGTCAATGGGATCCTCTCAGACCCAGACAGCTCAGACTCCATGAAGCGCCTAAAGCTCGATGCCTCCAAGTGGGTCTTTGATCGATCCAGGGGTAAGCCAAATCAGCCTGTGGAGCACAAAGGTGAAGCGGTTCGGCAGCTTATGGATACGATGAAGGAAATCGGCAAGATCAGCCTCTCAGATGAGGAAGAGAAAGAACTCTTTGAGACTGAGGTCGGTTAATGTCAGAAGCTGCGGCAAAACGGCTCCTGGCCATCAAATCTCACCCTAAGTATTTCCTAAAATACGCTACCTACACCAAAGACGGTAACGATCTCGAAAACCCGTGCAAACGGTTCCCCTGGGACCTTCCCTATCACGAAAACATCTGTAATGCCTGGAACGACTCTCGGCTCTTCATCATTGAGAAGTCTCGGCAGATGCAGATTACCTGGCACATGCTCGCCGTGCATCTCTGGCTCGGCCTAACTGGCCCTGACCGTGAGATCTACTTCCGACGTCAGACCTTCGAAGACGCCATCAAGCTTCTAGAAGACCTCGAGTATATCTACGACCACATCCCCAACGAGATCTGGCCTCGCGAGCTTCTACCCAAGAAATATACTAAAGAAGGTATATTTAGACTCCCAGAAATTAACACAACCTTCTTCGCTGTTTCCTCTGGTCGCGATAAGATGCGTGGACGTACGCCGTCTGCTGTTCTACTCGATGAGTTCGCTTTCCAGGATGACGATCAGATGGTTTACCAAACCCTCAAGCCTTCCTTCCAAGGCCAAGCTAAGATTTCTATTGTGTCCACGCCCAAGCCCTTGTTTGCTGGTGATGACCCTTATTTCCGTAAAATTATGGAGGATCGTGCGTAACACCTTTTATGGTGTAAATGGCAAATACAACGCATATGATGTAAGTTATGAAGGGCTACAAAGAGTGGAAAAATAAGAACAACGGCTTTACGTGTATCCAGCTCCATTACACGGCTGACCCGAACAAGCGCTCTAAAGAGTGGCGCAAGTCCGCTGAATTCGGTATGGATGCTAAAGCCTGGGCCACCGAGATGGAACTCTCGTGGGAGACCTACGCCGGCGAGCCCGTCTACGGTCGTGAGTTTACCCAGGAAATGCACGTCCTGAATTCTCGCTACGAGCCCGATAGCTACTACCCGTTCCTCATCCGGGGCTGGGATTTCGGGGGCAACCACTCCTGCGTCGTGGCCCAGTACATGCGGGGCGTGCTTTACGTTATCGACGAATACCCAAATATGGGCTATAACACCCGTCGAATCGCCCGAGAAGTTGCAGAAGACTGCAATTTAAAATATGGCAACGAATTTAACTATGTTGACGTCATCGATCCCTCTGGCATGTGGGAAGGCAAGACCTCAGACGGTAAAGCCTGCGGTGACGTTATGCGAGAGCTTGGAATGGAGCTTTGCCCCGGTGTTCAAGACGTCTCTAGGCGCATCGACTCCGTCATGAAGCTCTTAGTTAGCCTCAAAGAAGGCAAGCCCTGTCTTCGAGTCAACCCCTCCTGCAATATGCTCATCAAGGGGTTTCTCGGCGGCTACCATTACCCTGAAAAAGAAACCAAGAATCAGAAGCACAATAAACCAGTTAAGGATGAATACTCCCACATTCACGACGCATTGCAGTACGTTTGTACTCGAGTTAACGATGTTGGAGATGCATATTACGGCGAAGTTTCCGTCGATGATCTAGGAGGTCTGAAATATGACCTTTAGTGGCGCGCATTCACGCTGTACCCGCTGTTTAATGGGTCCGCTCAAAGGCGTGGAAAAAGTTGTCGGAATATGCTATAATTGCAATCGTATAGAATACCAAGAAAAACAGGATGTAGATGTTAGGCCGCAGTTCAAATTTTCCGATGATGATAGTAGCATATCGCCCAAACCGCGAGACAGTTAAGCTATCCGATAATACTTCTTTATACTGTCCACGTTGTACAAGCGAAATACCAAGTATTACTGGCTATTACAGCCGAACCAATAACTATGTCTGCACTAACCCCAAGTGCAAGACTGAACTTCGTCTGCTTATTTGGACCGATATTGAAGGCGGACACACCCATTACGCGTTTTTAGCCACTGTAAATTAAGGAGTTTTAGATGGCAGTCAATAATAATCCCCAGTCTACATTCAGCCCGAAAGACGTTGACCAAAAGAAGGATAAGAACAATCAGCGTGAGAATCTCCTCAATGCCCTGAAAGAATACTTATCTGAATCTCGAGACAACGCTCGTGAATGGCAAGAACGTTCTCGCCGGTCCTGGGATATGGTCCACGGCCGCATTGACTGGTCCCACAAACGCCCGGACCAATCGAAAGTCCACCTTAACCGTGTTGGTCTAGCCCAAGAACAAATTAAAGCCCAGGTTAAGCAAGGCCTGATGAACTTCGATGAGTGGCTCGTCGTTGAACCTGAGCCCGGCTTTGAATCTCCCCTTATGAACCTTTCTGAAGCCAAACGGATGGTCATCCGAGGTATCCGCCGCACCAACGCCAAAGCCAAGATTACCGACAACGTCGGGATTGCAGCCATCGAGAACCTTATGGCAACCAAGCTGCAGCCCATCACAATCGAGAAGCGGGGGCCCGGTGGTACTAAGAAAAAAGAGTTCCACATCGAACACATTCCCCTCAATATCCGTAACTATTACCCAGATGCAAAGCTAAGTGAACTCTACGAGTTCCATGAAGTAGAACTGGACCGTTATAAGGTATTAGAGCTCTCTGCCGAGAACCCGACTGCACAAAAGCCTTATATTTTAAGTCGTGTAAAGAAACTTGCAACCGGCTCCAAGACCCGGATTGAAGAACAGCACGAAGAACAAGATCGTGGTAACGATGTTAAACTCGACCGAACCGATCGTCGTAAACAAGTCATTCTCCACGAGTTCTGGGGCACCGTCCTGGACGAGAATGGTGAGGTCATGGAGTGGAAGAAGTCTGACGGCTCCAAGCTTCTCATGAAGAACGTTGTTGTGACCATGGCTAACGAAGAAGCCATCATTTCTGAGCCTATGCCCTTCCCTTGCTGGGATGGCACCTCCAACTTCGTAATCACCCAGCTTCTCCGCACAAACATCAATATGTATGGCAAGGGTCTTCTCCAACCTGGCGTTGAGATGAACCGAGCTGAGGATGAGCTCCTAAATGCTGGTATTGACGCAGGCCTTAAAGAAGCCTACAACGTAAACGTCCTTAAGATCCACGGTATGGCCAAACGAGGCCAAGCATCCGGCGGCATCAAATACGGTGACACGATTCTCCAGAACAATCAACTCGCCCCTGGCGAAAAGCTCCTCGACACGGTCCGTACCGGCCAGGTTCCTCCAGGATTGCTCTCGATCCTCCAGGTTGTCCAATCAGCCGGTAACGAGAACATGCGCCTTAACGAGGTAGCCCTCTCTGGTAACCTTCCCTCCAAGCAGGTCCGCGCCACTGAGCTTGTCGCAGCGCAGCAAACGATTCAGGGCCTATTCGAATCTATCGTGGCTGACCTTGAGGATATCTACATTGAAGCTTACGCTAAGAAGGTCTTCTGTCTCATGCTCCAGCACGCTAAGCTCCTCTCTGACGAAGATCTCGACTTTATCTTCTACGGCAACGAACAACGAATTGATCAGTTTAAGGCTCAGACGGCTCGTCAGCTATTTGAGGAGCTAGGCCACTCATTCCGCTTCCGCGGTAAGGGTATTCGATCTATTGCTCAGAATGCCCGGGTTGCCCAGGCCATCGTAAACCTCTTCAGCGTTATCGTCGCTAACCCGCTCAT